CTGTTAGTATAACAGGAACACAAACAGTAACAGGAAGTTTAGTAATAGTATAAATATGGGCGGAATTTTACAAGTTGATACAATTCAAAATAATAATACGTCTACGTTAATTACGCAGACGAATGCTACAACTATTACTATTGGTACAACTGGTCAAACTATTACTATACCTTCAGGTGTTACTTTTAATACTGCTAGTGCAAGTATTTCTTTACCTACAACTATTCAAGTAAATACAATTCAAAATACAAATTCAAGCACACTAATAACACAAACTAATAGTACAACAATTACAGTAGGTGTATCAGGACAAACGGTGGCTTTACCAAGTCAGTCTATATCTTATGCTGCAATATCTAATGCCGTTGACTTTAGAAATATCGTCATCAATGGTGATATGAAAGTTGCACAAAGAAGTACAAGCGTGGCTTCTATAACTACAACTGGTTATTATACAGTTGATAGATTTAAAACATTGATTTCAAGTTTAGGAACTTTTACTCAATCTCAATCTACAGATGTTCCAACAGGACAAGGTTTTGCAAATTCTTTTAAATTAGATTGTACAACTGCTGATGCTTCTCCTGCTGCTGGTGATTATTTAATATTACAACAAAATTTTGAAGGACAAAATTTACAATATTTAAAAAAAGGAACTGCTAATGCTTTACCTTTAACTTTATCATTTTGGGTTAAATCTACTAAAACGGGTACTTTTATTGCTGAACTTTACGATGATGATAATGCAAGAAATATATCTAAATCTTATACTGTAAGTGTATCTAATACTTGGGAATTTAAAACTATAACTTATGCTGGAGATACTACTGGTGCATTTACAAATGATAATGGCAATAGTTTAAGTTTAAATTTTTGGTTAGGTGCTGGAACAACTTATACATCAGGAGCTTTAGCAACATCTTGGGCATCAACTACAGATGCAAACAGAGCCGTGGGCCAAGTCAATATAGCAGACAACACAGCAAATGATTTCTTAATCACAGGCGTGCAGCTAGAAGCAGGGGAACAGGCAAGTGGATTTGAGTTCTTACCTATTGATACTAATTTAAGTAGATGTTTGAGATATTATTTTAATTTAGTTAATGGAACAGATAATGAAATTGGAATAGGTGCGTATATTTCTGCAACCGAATTAAATAATATAATACAATTTCCTGTATTAATGAGAGCTGGGCCAACATTAGATATAGTTACAGGAACAGATTATTATAAAATAACTAGAAATGGTGGCACTGATAGGTTTAATAGTTTTACTATAGCTAGAGCAACTACAAGAAATTGTTTAATATATAATAGTACAGAAATATCAGGAACATCGGGTCAAGCAGGAGAAACCATGTCAGGTAATGCAAGTGCTTTTTTATCTTTTACTGCGGAATTATAATTATGATTAATACAGTTACAAAAAATTATTTAAGAAGTCAGTTTGTAAGTTACACAATAACTTATGTAGATTCTAACAAACAATTATCTGTACCATTAAAAGAAGATAATTCTGACTACCAATCTATTCAAAAGTGGATTTCTGAAGGTGGTGAAGTAATTGATAATGGGGGTAATAATTAAATGCCTACACTTAAAGTAAATGAAATTGTATCTTATAGTGGTAACACACTTACCATTGGTACTTCTACCGATACTGTTGTTTATACAGGAGGTATTGTTAAAGCTAGTACTATTCAAAATTCAAACTCAAGTAATTTAATTGTACAAACAAATACAACAACTATTACATTAGGAACATCTGGTCAAACAGTAACTTTAGCTAGTGGTGCTTCTTCTTCAGGATTTGGAGCAACATACAATGGAGCAGTAAACTGGACTTCAACGTTAGTAACTTCTGCGTTAACAGTATCTTCAGGAGTTGGATATTTTGTAAATACATCTTCAGCAGCAATAACAGCAACATTACCTGCTTCCCCAACAGTAGGTTCAACAATAATATTTTCTGATTATAATAGAACTTTTGCAACAAATAATTTTACAATTAATCCTAATGGTAACAAATATCAAGGTGGAACAGTTAATGCTGTTTATAACACAGATAGTTTGACATTATCTATAACTTACGCTGATTCAACTAAAGGATGGATTCCAATAGAAGATTCTGCAACAAATACACAAACTTATTCAATAAATTTTTTAGTAATAGCTGGTGGTGGTGGTGGTGGATATGGATATTATGGTGGAGGAGGTGGAGCTGGAGGGTATAGAACATCTACACAAACAGTATCTCAAGGAACAGCAATTACAGTAACAGTTGGAGATGGTGGAGCTGGTTCTACTTCTGCTACTTCAAAAGGAACAAGTGGTTCAAATTCTTCAATATCAGGAACAGGTTTAACAACAATAACATCAGCGGGTGGTGGTGGTGGTGGTTCAAGAAATAATGGAAATTCTGGAGGTGCGGCTGATGGTGCTTCTGGTGGTTCTGGTGGTGGTGCATCATATCCAAATAGTACAGGAGGTTCTGGAAATACTCCAAGTACTTCTCCTTCACAAGGTAATAATGGTGCTAGTTTAGGTAGTAATCAATATGGTGGTGGTGGTGGAGGTGCTGGTGCTGTTGGAAATAGTACTACAGGTTTTCCTTATGGAGCTACTGGAGGTGCTGGTACAGCTTCTTCTATAACAGGCTCTTCTGTTACAAGAGCAGGAGGTGGAGGTTCTGGTGGAACTAGTACTCAAAGTGGAGGAACTGGTGGTGGAGGAACTGGTGGTGGAGTACCAAGTCCAGGACCTACTGCTGGTACAGCAAATACTGGAGGAGGAGGTGGAGGTGGAGGCAATGATGGTACTTCTGGTGCCACTGGTGGAAAAGGTGTTGTTATATTAAGTGTACCAACTGCAAGTTATTCAGGAACTACAACTGGAAGTCCGACAGTTACAACATCAGGAAGTAATACAATTTTACAATTTAATGGATCGGGGAGTTATACAGCATAATGGCATCATTCGCAAAAATAGGTTTAAATGGAAGAGTAATTGAAGTCGTTTCAGTTGTTAACGATGTAATAAAAGATTCAAATGGTATTGAAAGAGAAGAACTAGGTATTCAATTTTTAAATGAATTATATAGTTGGCCAATATGGAAACAAACGTCTTATAATACTCATGGAGGAATACATGATAATGGTGGAACTCCATTTAGAAAAAATCATGCGTCTATTGGTTATATTTACGATGAAGATAGAGATGCTTTTATTCCTAAAAAACCTTATAATAGTTGGATATTAAATGAACAAACTTGTTTATGGGAATCTCCAATTCCTATACCAACTGATGCTTCAATTAATAAAAGATACCAATGGAACGAACAAATTCAAAACTGGGAGTTGATCAATGGCTAGTATTATAAGAACAGACGCACTTCAGAATTTAAACACTAGTAATATCATTACTCAGACGAATGCTACAACATTAACGATTGGTGCATCTGGACAAACTATTTCTATACCCGCAGGTGCAACGTTAACGAATAGTGGTACAGCTACAGGCTTTGGTTTAACATGGCAATCAGTTCAAACAACAGGATTCACAGCAGTTAAAGGTAACGCATATCCTTGTAATACTACTTCTGCAGGATTTACAGTTACACTTCCAGCAACACCAGCAGCAGGTGATCAAATTCAAGTTGTAGACTATGCAGGTACTTTTGATAGTAATGCTCTAACAATAAATCCAAATGGTGGTAAAATTATTGGACAAACTTCTAATGTTGTAGCTTCTAAAGATAGAGAAGCAATAACACTAACATATATAGATTCAACACAAGGTTGGTTACCTAGTTCTGGTTATCAAGAAAGCACAGGTGGTTTAGGTGTTCCATACTCAGTAGATTTTTTAGTAATTGCAGGTGGAGGAGGAGCAGGTTCAAGAATTGGTGGAGCAGGAGGAGCAGGTGGTTATCGTTCTTCAAATGCTACTTATGGTTCTTCAGGTGGAGGTGGAAGTGCTGAATCAAGTTTATCATTTAGTCCAGGAACAATTTATACAATTACAGTTGGTGCTGGTGGTGCTGGTCGTGCTGGTGGATCTCCAGGTGTTGGAAATGGTGATAATGGAGCTAATAGTTCAATATCAGGAACAGGATTATCAACAATAACATCTGTTGGAGGAGGAGGGGGAGGTACTTGGACTGGAACAAATGGTGCGGCTGGTGGATCTGGAGGTGGTGGTTCTGGAGATAGTGGTGGTACTACAAGAACAGGTGGAGCAGGTACAGCTAATCAAGGATTTTCAGGAGGTAGTGGAGCATTAGCTAACAATAGTCAATATGGTGGTGGTGGAGGTGGAGGTGCTAGTGCAGTTGGTGGAAATGGAACAGCAAATGGTGGAAATGGTGGTAATGGAGTAGCTTCTACAATAACAGGTTCATCTGTAACAAGAGCAGGTGGTGGAGGTGGAGGTGTTGAAGTAAGTGGAACTCCAGGTTCTGGTGGTACTGGAGGTGGTGGAAATGCTTCTGGACCAAATAATACTAATACAGGAGGTGCTGGTACTGCTAACACAGGCGGGGGTGGCGGTGTTGGCGGAAATACTGGTAATAGTTCTGGAGCAGGTGGTGCTGGTGGTTCTGGAGTTGTAATACTTCGTATGCCAACTGCTAACTATTCAGGAACTACAACAGGTTCTCCTACAGTTTCAACATCTGGTTCAGATACAATATTAGTTTATAACGCATCAGGAACTTACACAGGATAATTTATGGCACACTTTGCAAAATTAGGAACAGGAAATATAGTTGAACAAGTAATTGTAGTATCTAATGATATTGCTATTACTGAACAAGCTGGAGTAGATTTTATTAATAAACTTTATAATACAAGAGATGTTTGGAAACAAACTTCTTACAATAATAATATTAGAAAAAACTTTGCTGGAATAGGTTACCAATACGATCAAACAAGAGATGCTTTCATTCCTAAAAAACCTTATAATAGTTGGATATTAAATGAACAAACTTGTCAGTGGGAAGCACCAATTCCTATACCAAGTGATGCTTCAATTGATAAAAGATATCAATGGAATGAAACTACTAAAAATTGGGATTTACAACAGTCTTAATTTAGTATAATCAATCTTAATGATTGAATCCACAATAAACGGAATATTTCCAACACCTGTCTATATATCAAAATTAGATAGAGAACTTAGTAAAAAAGAACTATCCTTTGTAGATAAGTCTAAATTAGATCATTATAAAAATGATGGTAATATTACTTCTAATGATAATTATATATTAAATCAAAAAGTATTTGGTTCATTAAAAGAAGATTTATATTTAAGAGTTCAAGATTACTTTAATAAAGTATTGTCTACTACAGATGCAGTAACACCTTTTATCACACAATCTTGGTTAAATTATACTGAAACAAATCAATACCATCATAAACATGAGCATCCTAATTCATTAGTATCAGGAGTATTTTATGTTAACTGTCATGAAGAATTTGATAAAATTAAATTTTTCAGAAGTGGATACCAAACAATTAGACCAGAAATTAAAGATTGGAATTTGTATAATTCTGAGTCTTGGTGGTTTCCTGTAAAAACAGGAGATATTATATTATTTCCATCTTCTTTAACTCATATGGTAGAAACTAAAGAAGGAGATAATACAAGAATTAGTCTTGCTTTTAATGTATTTATTAAAGGAACTATTGGTAACAATAAGAATTTAACAGAGCTAATACTTTAGGCATCCTTAACAATATGATATAATTCTATATTGGGAGGGGTCTTCCACCTATACACCAACCCTTCCCATTATAGGATTATTATATGTTTTTTGGCGCAACAGCATTTGCAGAAGCACCTTTTTCATCAG